GTCCGACATTGCCTTGAATACCTTGTGGACCAGTTGCGCCTGTAGCGCCGACAGGACCGGTCGCTCCGACATCACCTTGTGGACCTGTTGCGCCAGTAGCACCTACAGGACCAGTCGCACCTGTAGGACCGGTTGCTCCAGCGGTTCCAGCTGCATAAGCATAAGCAAGAGAAGACCAAGCAGTTGCACCATCGCCAATCTTAAATTTGGTTGTATCAGTCTCATAACCGATTTCACCAGCAGCTAGCGTTGGATTATTGCTAGTCCAATTTGCCGCAGTATCTCTGCGATTTTGCAAACGTGATGTCATATGTTTCTCTTTCCTTTATTTTTAATAATTAACAACCGCTCCACCTGGATCGATTGTATAGTTCCAACTTGATGTAGACGATGTTCCTGAATCGTAGATAACGTCAGGTCTTCTTGCAGAAGATCCTCCATCAAGATATACAACAACTGGATTATCACTTCCCGCAGGGCCAGTCGCTCCTGTTGCACCTGTATTTCCTGTTGCGCCGGTTGGTCCTTGTGGACCTGTAGGTCCTGTTGCTCCTTGCGGACCAGTTGCACCGGTTGCACCGGTTAAACCAGTTTCACCTTGTGCTCCACTAGGTCCAGTTGCTCCTGTTTCACCAGTAGGTCCAGTGGCGCCAGTAGGACCTTGCGGACCTGTTGGTCCTGTTGCTCCTACAGGTCCAGTTGCTCCGATCGGACCAGTAGGACCAGTAGATCCTGTTTCTCCTTGAGGACCTGTTGGACCAATTTCTCCTTGAGGACCGGTCGCTCCAACTGGACCAGTTGGCCCTGTTGCTCCGGTTTCACCTTGTATTCCTTGAATACCTTGAATTCCTTGAATACCTTGTGGACCAGTTGCTCCTGTTGCGCCGGCAGGTCCGGTAGCACCAGTTGCTCCGGTCGCTCCTGTTAAACCTGTTTCGCCTTGAGCACCAGTTGGTCCAGTAGGACCAATATCTCCTTGTGCACCACTTGGACCAGTCGCACCCGTTGGTCCTTCTGGACCTGTTGCTCCAGTTGGGCCAACAGGACCAGTCGCTCCAGTAGGTCCAGTCGCTCCTGCAATACCAACGGCACCATTTAGATTTATTTGCCACGATGTATATGTGCCAGAACCTGCTTTGTTTTTAAGATCTACAACTAAAGATCCATTTGCTGGATTATATGAAACAACATCACCATGCATATGATTGTTAATATCATGAGCAATAATAACTGTTTGAGCAACTGAATAATCAAGATTAAGATCATCTGTAGTTAAAGTAATAGTGCCAGATGAAGCAATAGTTAATGATGTACTTGATGTTGTTTTGTAACGATCTCCATCAGCGCCTGCAGAACCAGTTGCTCCAGTTGGTCCTGTCGCTCCAGTTGGTCCTGTCGCTCCAGCAGGTCCTGTTGGGCCAGTTGCTCCGGTTGGTCCTGGTACTGTCGATGCTTCTCCTTGAGGACCTGTTGGACCTGTCGCGCCAGTTGGTCCTGTAGGACCTGGCACTGTTGATGCTTCGCCTTGTGGTCCTGTTGCGCCAGTCGCTCCTGTTGGGCCGATTGGGCCAGTAGAACCAGTCTCACCTTGAATACCTTGTACGCCTTGAATTCCTTGTGGCCCTGTTGCACCTTCAGGTCCTGTTGGCCCAGTTGCGCCAGTTGCGCCAGTTAAACCAGTAGGACCAGTTGCACCGACAGGTCCAGTTGGTCCTGTAGAACCAGTAGGTCCTGTTGGTCCTTCAATTCCTTGTGGTCCTGTAGCACCTGTTGCGCCTGTTGCACCTGTTGGTCCTGTTGCGCCAACATTTCCTTGAATACCTTGAGGACCTGTTGCACCAATTGGGCCAGTAGAACCTGTAGGTCCTGTTGCGCCAATCGGACCTGTTGCACCTATTGGACCAGTTGCACCAGCAGGACCGGTAGATCCTGTTGGGCCAACTGGACCTGTTGCGCCTGTTGCACCGACTGGACCTGACGGACCAGTTGATCCTGCAGGACCAGTTGCACCAGAAGGACCTGCTGAACCTTGAGGGCCAGGTGTTCTAATAATAATTTTTTTAGACATTTGTCACCTCACCTGTTACGGTCAACATTCCTTGAATCAGCCGTGTCTTTGTTGTTCCTATTGTTAATTCTAAATCGTATACATAAATTCCAGCAGAAAGACCATAAGTTTCTGTTGCTGTAGCAGTAATCATCAAAGTACCAGTGCCTGCTGTAATTACAATACTTCCATTTGCTGAAGTTAATGTCAAACTTGCTGGATCTACTAAATAATCAGTTCTTAATTGCATAGCTGCAGTATAACCTGTAAGATTTACAGGTACATCATTATCATCTAAATATTGAACTTCTAATTGCCAAGTTGCGCCTTGATCTATGGTGTCATTAAATATACCGGCACTGCCGTTGTATACTAATTCATCTGCCATTTAATTTGCCTTTTCTGTTGCCCAAATGAGAAATCCACCTACAACAATTAAGGCAAGTGGAACGGAAAACATTCCGACCCCGATCGATACCAGTCCGATACCTAGAATTTCTGTAATCAATGCAATATCTAGTTTCTTCATGGTTGCCCCTTAAACTTGAATACTAAAATACTGAGTTATTGGTCCTTTTGGTTCTGGCGGTTGTGTTGCTCTATCGTAACCAAAAATCGAAGCTACAGCGGCATCAACCTTTCTACGAGCAGATGCTTTTGCAACCATTATACCTCTTGATGATTGTTTAGTCACGCAGTTTGCTACATGTCGTGCTAGACGTTCATCACCATCGTGAGTAAATGATTGATTTACTACTGCTTCATAGAATTTTTGTGTAGCAGGAACCATACGTTCTGCTGAGTTTGGATACGATACGCAAGGAAGACCTTCTTCATCTAGGACCATGAAGGTTCTATTCCATCGTGCAGGATCAAAAACTACTTCTTTTACATTAAATCTTGGGTCACGATAAGTGTCAATAATAGTCTTTTCGACTTCTGCAACATTAACATGCCATGAGTTATCAGCATCTAATGGTCTTTCCCATAGTCCAACTACCATCAAATGTGGTTTTTCTTCACCTAAAAGCCATGCAATTAAGGCTGTTGAGTCGTTAGAAAATGCTCCATCGAATGCGAGTATGACATCTTCACCTGGCATTGGCACTCGTTCTTGATTAGTGAGTGACTCCCAGCTTCCGGTAGGTAGCCATGCTGTAGACGTTGATACAAAGCAGTTAGTTCGTTTAGTTCTAAATTCTGCTTCTGGTGTTCTAAGCACCGCTGACTTAAAATCTTCAGAGTCAACAATGTCGCCGTAACCTGGATTTGCTTCTTGCCATTGTTTTTCATCTCGATGGTCTCCCTCGGTATTTTGAGGTTCCCACCAAGCGAAGAAGAAAGATGGATCTTCAATTTCTTGCTTTACAAGTCTCTGTCCATATTGGTAAAGAGAATAGCAAAGTGAATCTTGCCCATCGTTTTGTGTTTTAACCCCGGCTGTTGTGATTCCTAGTAACAAAGAATCTTGACGAGCTCCGCCTGCTAGAGACATTACATCCCATAGTTCTCGATTTGGCTGAGCATGAACCTCGTCAAATATAACTAAGGGAGAAGGGTTCAGACCTTCTTTTGTGTATGCCTCTGCTGAAAGGACTTTATAGACAGAACCTGTATCTCGATACTCAATAGCATCTCGATAAAGTGTAAATAACTTTGATAGTTCAGGGTCTAACTCGACCATTCGTCTAGCTGTACCAAATACAATTCGTGCCTGATCTCTATCTGCAGCGCATGAATAAATTTCAGAACCATGTCCGCCAAGAGTTAAACCAGCAAGACCTACTGCTGCAGCTAAAGCTGATTTGCCATTCTTTCGAGCCATGCCGATTAAAGCAACGCGATGTCGAAAGCGACCACTTTCACTACGTGCTAAAGCGTGGACAATCAGTTCTTTTTGCCAATCGCGAAGTTTAATCAACTCTCCAGCAGGAGAAGCGATGGAGTCTTTGGTTACTCTGCAAACAGCTTCTGCAAATTGCGTATAGATGTGTCCATCACTACGACTAAGATCTTCTTGCGGTACAGGTGTCAACCATTTAGGAGGCCAAGAATTACTTGTTTCGCTTGGTAGCGATGAGTTGTTCGAGGGCTGAGACACGCTTTACCTCCGCTACACCAAGTTGTGAGCGGGAAACAGGTGTAAATCCAAGTGATGACAAAGCATCTGAATATGATTTGTTAAGTGCAACTACAAGCCGCCCGTCTTGTGAGTCGCGTGTCGTATTATAAATCGTTCTAGCTAGAGCAAGATCATCAGCAATTCTGCAAGCCTGCTCAACTTGTTTTACATCGCTAGTCGGACTAAGCCAAGTGATTGCTCGGTCCCAAGCTTTTTCCCAAAGCTCGCGGCCTGCGATTCCAAGATCTATTGGAGGAGTCGGAATGCCGTCGGACATTGGCAGAATTGTTACGTTGTTTACCGCAGGAAGTTTGCGTCCACCTGAATCGGTCGTTGGTGTTCGACCTGTTTTTCGTTTTTGTTCGATCGGTTTACGAGGACGTCCCGCCGTCATCAAATCCTCCAGAGTTTTCAATTTGCTAATTTTGATACTTTACACGCCTACATGGTCGCGGGGTATCCAGCGCGGTTTTATGCTAAAGAAAAGGCCCATACCATACTACCCGTTGGTACCTATAACGATTTGTTATAAACCGAGGATATATTTTTCTAGGAAGATCCTTTAGAACTGTTGCAAGATCTACATAGGACTTTAAGATTGGATTCTACAGTCAATCCACCCTTAGATAATGGAACAATATGATCTACGGTTAGGTATCTTGTAGACTTGCAAATTGTGCAATAAGGCTGCAATTGTCTTAGTAGTTTTGATAACCTTCGCCAATTAGCATCATAGCCTACACTAGACCTAGAAGGTCTTGATGTTCCCTTTGCTCTGTTATATGCTGTATCACATGTAGCACATCGTGGTTTCTTTGATAACACACCACATACAAGACATGGTTTATTCATATTCACCCGATTTGTGAGACAACTGTAGCTCGGTATCCAATATTATAAATCACACTACTGTGATTGTACAATTGGCTCAGCAATTAGTTGTGCTAATCGTGACCACTCTTCATATGACCAATGATGTGTTTTATCTACTACACAATGGACATTACCATTAGGTTCTAAATGTAATATGCCTTTACAATCTTGGACAGGACATGGTACAGGATTAGGTGGTTTGCGTTCACCATGAATGATACGAGATAGTGTTGTGTGTGGTTCTTTTATTTCATTATAGTAATCAGACCAAAGATCAGAATCAGCTAACCAATCATGATGGACATTTAATAACTTATACATGTTGTGCAGTTTGCTGTCTTCTTTAGTTGCTTTTAATAGTGTTCTATCTAAAGATCTTTCCTCAATTACATACAAACACCATGCTTCTAATACAGCAGGAATGCCTGTTTTACTAATAAGATCTACAATCTGGACATTTATTACTAAAGAATGAGATAATGAACCACGTCCTTCTTGTTGTGATGAAACTTGTTGTCTTAAGCTTGGAGAAGCATTTAGAAGATCTATAAAAGCAATTAACTCTTTTAATATTTTTCTTAGTCTTTTACGGCAATATGGACAAGCACCTTTTTCAGAATCTCCTCTGCAAGTAAGACACTTAGCCACGTTTTCTCCTTCTTAATTCATCCATCATTTTTTTAACCTCTTCTGGAGGACCTGAACGCTGACGGTTATTGATGGTTATATGATGGTTAGCAGGGCTC